ATGTTCTTGTTATTGCTACTGGTAAAGATACTGCTAAAAATCTTGTAACAAAGGTGAGGGTAATGTATGATGGTTTACCTACTTGGTTAAAAACAGGTACGGAAGAAATTAATAAATTATCAATCCGATTCACCAATGGTTCACAGATTAAGGCTATTGCATCTAACGAATCAGCTGGTCGTTCAGAAGCGTTATCATTATTGATAATTGATGAGGCTGCGTTTATTGACAAGATTGATGAGATATGGACAGCTGCTCAACAAACAATATCAACTGGTGGTGATGCTATTGTTCTTTCTACACCTAATGGTGTGGGTAATTGGTTTCACAAACAATGGGTTGGTGCAGAAGATGGTACAAATGAGTTTAATACAATTAGACTTCATTGGAGTGACCATCCAGATAGAGACCAAACTTGGAGAGATGAACAAGATAAAGTATTAGGTCCTTCACAGGCTGCTCAAGAATGTGATACTGACTTCCTTACTTCTGGTGAATCTGTCGTTGATCCAAAAGTATTAACTTGGTATCAAGAAAATATGGTTAAAAAACCTTTATTGCAAGAAGGTATAGATAGAAATTTATGGGTATGGGAACAACCAGATTATACAAAAGATTATATTGTAGTTGCTGATGTTGCTAGAGGAGATAGTACAGATTATTCAGCTTGTCAAGTATTTGAAGTTAGTGATATGGTACAATGTGCAGAATATAAAGGTCAATTATCTACTACAGATTATGGTCATTTTTTAATAGATTTAGCTACAAAGTATAATGATGCTTTACTTGTAGTAGAAAATAATAATGTGGGTTGGGCTACTCTTCAAACTATTATAGATAGAGGGTACAAAAACACATTTTATCAATCAAAAGATTTAAAATATGTTGATACAGAAAATCAACAGAATACAAATAGGTATAGATCAGAGGATAGGAGTATGGTTGCTGGGTTTTCAACAACAATGAAAACAAAACCATTGATTATCGCTAAAATGGAAGAATATACAAGAGAAAAATTAGTTAAACTTCATTCGAGTAGACTTGTAGATGAATTGTTTGTTTATATTTATCGTAATTCAAGAACAGAGGCTATGGCTGGATATAATGATGATTTAGTTATGTCTTATGCTATTGCACTTTGGATTAGAGATACAGCATTGAGAATCCAAAAAGATAGAAATGATGTACAGTGGAAATTGATGGGTGCTATGTTGGAAAATAATGGAAATAAAAAAGAAGAGTTATCAGCAGGATTTCAACAGGGAAATAATCCAAAAGGTAAAAACCCATTTGAAATGGATACTGGTAAAGATAAAGAAGATTTAACTTGGTTATTAGGATAAAAACAACGGGGGAATTATGGCAGAACAAGAAAACATACTAACAAGATTAGGAAAATTATTCCAAAATCAAATCGTAGTTAGAAAAACACCAACTGGTCAATTAAAAGTAAAAGATGTTGACTTTTCACAAACAGGATTAACATCTAATTTTATTGATAGATATCAAAGGTTAATGGGTTCTCATAATACTTCTATGGGTAAATATGCTGCCAAACAAAATGCAAAAAATGCATTTGATGTTGCTCGTAAAGAACTATTTAGAGATTATGAGTTAATGGATGAAGATCCAATTATATCATCTGCTTTGGATGTATACTCAGATGAATCTACTGTTGATAATGTGGAAAATGAAATATTAAAAATAAAATCTGATAATCCAAAAGTTGCTAAAATTCTTCATAATTTATTTTATGATATAATGAATATAGAATTTAATTTATGGCCTTGGATTCGTAATTTAACTAAATATGGTGATCATTTCCTTTATTTAGAAATAATAGATAAGATGGGTATTGTGAATATAAGACCAATGTCTGTTTATGAGGTGTTTAGATTAGAAGATCATGATCCCTCAAATCCAAAATTAGTTCAATTTGAAGTTACTCCAGAAGATGCTAAAAATACAATGCCTTTTGGTGACCCACAAGAATTGTTGGAAAGTTATGAAGTCGCTCACTTCAGATTAATGTCTGACGCTAACTTTCTTCCATATGGTAAATCTATGTTAGAGGGTGGTAGAAAAGTATGGAAACAATTACAACTTATGGAAGATGCTATGTTAATACATCGTATTATGAGAGCGCCAGAAAAAAGAATTTTCAAATTAGATATAGGTAATATCCCACCAAATGAAGTAGATAACTTCATGCAACAAATCATCAATAAAATGAAAAAAGTTCCTGTTATTGACCAGAAGACTGGTGATTATAATTTAAGGTATAATATGGAATCGGTAACAGAAGATTATTTCTTACCTGTTAGGGGTGGTGATAGTGGAACTGCAATCGAATCTCTTCCCGGAATGGATAATTCAGGAGCAATTGATGATATAGAATATTTAAGAAATAAACTAATGGCAGCCTTAAAAATACCAAAAGCTTTTCTTGGATATGAAGAGGGTGTTGGTAGTAAAGCTACACTTGCTGCTGAGGATGTTAGATTCTCAAGAACTATAGAAAGACTTCAAAAGATAATAGTTGCTGAACTTGAAAAAATTGCTATAGTTCATTTATACACACAGGGATTTGAAGATGCGGAATTAATTAACTTTGATTTAGAATTAACAAATCCATCTATGATACATGAACAAGAAAAATTAGAGTTACTTACACAACAAGTAGAGATTGCAGGAACTTTATTGGAAAATAAACTATTCTCCCGTGAATGGGTTTATGATAATATATTTGAAATGAATGATGGTGCAAAGAAGCAAGTATTTGATCAAATTGTTGAAGACCTTAAACAACAATTTAGATTTGAACAGATTGCTATGGAAGGAAATGACCCTGCAGTTACTGGTGAGAAAGATACAGCAAATACCGAAGCTGGTTCAAGTGTATTCAACTTCGGTGAAGGTAATGGTGAATGGGGTGGTAGTGAAAAAGGTAGATTTAAAAAACCTGTTAATCCACATGGTGCCAATTCAAAAGATTTAAAAGATGCAACTGCATACCATAGAGAACGACAAGGTAAGAGAGAGTTCAAAGGTAAATCACCACTTGCTACATCAAAGGGTTCTACCCTTGTAACTCGTGAGGGATTAATAGATTCTTTGAAGAAAAAATTTGGTAAAGATATTGGAAATAAGAGTATTTTAAGTGAAGAAAACATACTAAAAGATGAATAAATATATACAAAAGTGTGAAAAATTTATATTTATATATGACAAACTACATAATAGTAATAGAACGGAGATTTTCGTATGCGAAACCGTAAGTTAAAGCATTCAAAGGTCCGTAATACTGGTCTATTGTTTGAATTTCTACTTAGACAGATTACAGCGGATGTTTTGGATAAGAAAAATAACTCAAAGGCAGCACATATGATTAAACTTGCGTTTAATGAGAGAACGGAGCTTGGTAAAGAACTAGCTCTTTATAATATTCTCATTAATAAAAAGTTTAATAATGATAAAAAGGCTGACTACTTTATAAATGAGGTTATAACAGAAAGAAAGAAATTAAATAATTCTGTTCTTAAAAGAGAGAAATATAATCTTATAAAGGAGATAAAAGGTAACTATGATTTACAGAATTTTCTTTCATCAAAGGTTAGAAATTATTCTGTTTATGCTTCTATATATAAATTATTTGAATATAATAATATGTCTCCAGTTGATAAAACTGAATCACATTTTAATTTAGTTGAACATGTGACAACAAGCAATAAAACAAATATAGAATCTTCATTATCTGCTGTTTTACCAAAAGATGAAGATTTAAGAATTATAACTTATCAAACACTTTTAGAAAAATTTAATCAAAAACATTCTAATTTAAATTATCCACAGAAATCATTATTAAGAGCATACATTAATAATGTTTCCAATACAAATTCTTTAAAGGAATATATTGAAAAAGTTATACCTGCTATAAAAAGAGAATTAAAACAACATTCTAATAAATTACAAGATAAAGTTGTTCAGATTAAATTAGCAGAAGCTATTAAAAGAATAGATAAATTTTGTGGTGTAGGAAGATCTAAATTAGTTAAAGATAATGTAGTTGTTCAGACTATGAGATATATGGAACTCTTGAAGGAGCTAAAGAAAAGTGGAAGTAAAAAACAAAAAGTTATTTAATGATTTACTTGAATCTTTAGTTGAAGAACTTTTAGATGAAGAGGAATTAGAAGAGTTTAACACTACTGCTTCGGTAGGTGGTGAATATATGACACCTATGGCTTTTGATCCAGAAGGTGAAAAAATTAAAAAGAAATTTAAAAGTAAGTCTAATAGTCATAGAAAAAAAATAGGTGAGGCTTTAGATAAACAAGATTTAGAAGTGATTAAAAAATTAATTCGTGATGTAATCGGAGATGTCTACAGAGACATTTGGATTAAACGAAATTCATGGAAATAGGAGAAAAGATATGCCGGACTGGGATCCAAAACATTTTGAAAAACAGACATTAACATCGGGTCCATACCCAAATAATAGTTTTATTGGAATTTTTGATACTGAAGCAGAAGTTACTGCTTTGAAAGCTGGTAAGGGAAGTATGGCTTTTGCCATAGATATAGGCAGTCATGGTGGTTTGATGGTTTATAATGGAACTGCTTGGAAACAGATATCATTTACATCATAGGAGATAATGAAAATGTCAAAACAATTATTAGTAGATTACATACCTTTTGAGGTAACACCACAACAGATTAATGAATCTATGCAAAAGAATGGTAAGTTAATTGTAAGTGGTGTATTACAACGAGCAGATGCTAAAAATCAAAATGGTAGAGTATATCCAGCTGAAACTCTTGTTAGAGAAGCTAAAAAATATGCTCAAGTTCAAATTAAAGAAAGAAGAGCATTGGGTGAATTAGACCATCCAGATAGTTCAGTTGTAAACCTTAACAATGTATCTCATAATATTTTAGAAATGCACTGGAATGGTAAAGATTTAGTGGGAACTGTTGAAGTATTAGGAACACCAGCTGGAAACATATTAAAAGAATTATTTAAAGCTGGAATAAAATTGGGTATATCATCTCGTGGTTTAGGTTCAGTTGAAGAAATAAGAGAAAGTGATGGTTATACTGATACTGTAAAAGATGGTGAACCTACTGTAGCTGTTCAACCAGATTTTGAACTTATTGCATTTGATTTCGTATCAAATCCATCTACACAAGGTGCTTTTATGTCTCCCGGTCAAGTTAGAGAAAGTATCAATGAGGGTTTGGGAACAAGAGATGGTAAATGTTGTCACGATTGTAAAGTTGAAAATATAATCAACGATATCTTTAGAGGAGAATAAGATGAAACAACCATTAAAAGAAATGTTAAAAAAGATAGGTGGTGGACATCTACTCAATGAGAAAAAATATCCAAAAAACATTGGACCTACAGCTAAAAAAGTAGCTAGTCAAATTAAATCAGCTGCTAGGGGTCGTGATACAGGTATATTTCCATTAAAAAAAATGGCTAAAAGTATTAGTAGTGGTATCAAACGTGGAGATGAAGCTGGTGAATTAAAATCAAGATTATCTGCTGCTGATAAAGAAGATTATTATGTTCAAACATCAGAATTAACTGGATTTGTTGTTTTTAATCCTGATCCAGTTTGGGATGGTGATATATTTGAAGTGTGGTCTGATGAGGGTGGTGATATTACAGTCGCTCCGGCTGATGATACTTGGAAAAGAAATATAAAGAAGCACAAGTAGGGGAGAATAATGGTGATTAAAATGAAAGATTTATTAGCACAACAGAAATTCCTAAATGAGAAATTCATTAAGGAAGAAGATCCTCCTGCGCCAGGTGGTGGTGAAGAAGAAAAACCACCTGAACCACAAAAATTAAAAATTGATATTCCAGAAACACCATTTGAACCTGATATTAATCAAGTTAAAGATAGATTAAAACAGATTTTAAAACAATGGCAAGTTAAAAAATATCCATCAGATGAATATAGATGGAAAAGTTATTATAAAGATTTGTTAAAATTAGTTAATCATTTAGATGGAGAGGAGTAAATGGGGTATAAGTATAAAGAAGTATTGACGCCTTATATTAAAAAAGAATCAAAAAAAGAAGAAGTTGGTAAAGAATATAAACATACCTTAACAGATTCACTACAGGAAGAATTTGGTTCTTTAAATGGATCTAAATCTATATTGGAAGAGTATCGTGATGAAATTGTAAATGCTTATACTGATATGCATACTTCTTGGAAAAAATTTGAAGCTAAAGGTAAACCGACAAAAAATCAACTTAAAAAGTTAGAAGAAGTTTACAAACATTTAACTAAATTTAAAAAAGAATTTAAAGAGTTAGTTAAGGAGATGATTTAATGAAAAAGAAACCATTAAAAGATATGTTAAAGAAAATAGGTGGTAGTCATTTACTTAATGAATGGACAGGAAAACCACCGGGTACTAAAAGATGGAGTAAATCTATGGGTGGAACTTCTGGACTTACAGAATTTGAAAAAAATGGTGGAAAGGATTTTGTAAATGAAGGTCCTGCTGGTGATTATGGTAAAGCATATACAAATATTAAAAAAACATATGGTGCTTTTTGGGATGCTGTTAAAGATTTTGAAAGTTTACTCATTAAAAAGGGATTAAGACGGCATGCTAAGGATTTGGATAGACAATATAGTGGTGTGGAAAAATTTTATAAATTCTTCTTTAAAATGATGGATAAATTACAATAGGGAGATATTGAAATGAAAAAACCATTAAAAGAAAAATTAAAACAAATAGGTGGTGGGCATTTGGTTGAAGGTCCTGCTTATGATTGGGCTAAATCTTATAGTAAAGCTGAAAAAGCATATATGGAATTTCAAAAAGCTATAGATGAACTTGGAAGATTTGCAACAAAGAAAACTGGTGAAAGAACAGATCAAAAAATATTTGAAAAACAATGGAAGAAACAAGTTGTTCCATTTTACAAATTAATGAAATCTTGGATTAGTGGTAAAATATAATGCCATTCAAGTCTGAAAAACAGAGAAAATGGATGCATGCTAAGGAACCAGATATGGCTAAAAAATGGGAAAAAGAGGAAAAGAATGAGGGAAACATTGGTATTACCACAAAGAAAGGTAAATCGATTGAATTAACTCATAAGACATCTGGTAAAGAGATAGTAGTACAGAATACACCAAGTATATTAAAGAAATATGCTAAAATGGGATATTTAATTAGTATGCCAGAAGGAAAAGAAAGAGATTATAAGGCTGAATACAAAAAGTATGGTTCATCTAAAAAGGCTAAAAAGTATAGAGCAGAATTAAACAAGTACAATCGACAAAAAGGTACTTATGGAAACGGCGACAAAAAAGACGCATCACATAAAGGTGGTAAGATTGTAGGATTTGAGGAACAATCAAAAAACAGAGGTCGTAGGGAGAAAAGTAGATTGAAGAAAGAAATAAGAGAAGCTTGGGAAACCGACATAAAAGATTTTGGTAAGAAAACCAAAGTTAAAATAAAGCCACATAGAGGTACAATGGGTGCATATTTTGCAAAACCAGTTAAACCTGAAATTTCAAAACTAATAGTTCCATTTTTTAAGAAAAAGGGATATAAACTAACACATAAATCTTTGAATGTTAAAGGTTCTGATATTTTTATATTTAAAGGACCTGATGGTAAAGAATGTAGAATTAGTGTAAATGATGACTTCGGTTCAGGTGGTAAGATTGTTGGAAAAAATCTTAATTTTAGTTTGTTGGAACAAAAAATTACAGAAGATTACAAAAACTCTGAATGGGAAGTATATGTTGCCGATGAAAATCGTAAAGAAAAAGTTGTGAAAGTAGCTAAATCTAAAAGAGCCGCAGTTATTCTCTATAATAAATTGATTAATACGGATAAATATCACGAAGTTGGTATGAGAGTAATTAAAGAAGGAAAACTTAATGAATCACAACTTTTGAAGTTGGCTAATAGTGTAATTAAAACAAAAACCGAAACAAAAGGTATGAGTTTAACTGTAGCACATCATATTATTAATACTTATAATTCCTACAAAAAATCTCATCCAAATTTAGCAAAACAAGTTGCTAATTTACCAGTTAAGAAAGGTATAAAATTTGCACAAATGATTGTAGGTGAAAATAAATTAAGAGAAGCAATAAGAAAAATCATTAGAGAAGATTTCGCTGGTGCTTATCCCGAACATATGAGAAAAAAATTCGATAATAAAAGAAGAAAACAATCTGAAGTTCTTGGATATAAATTAGCTGGGGTAGATGATATAAGAAGTGAAATTGATGATGCTACTGTTAAAGAATCTTTTGAAAAAAAACTTAAAGGTTTAGTAAAAGAGGTAATGTATACTATGGGTGCTGGTGGTTTACAAGCAATAGAAACTGGAGTTATACATTTAGAGAAAAATTCAGTTTATTATTTAGGTGCTTCATCTTCACCAGATCAAATTATAATAACAAAGGTTGATGATGATTGGATTGAATATGTTAAACCGGTTTATAATAATAGTAAGAGATTAAAAATTGAAAGATCTATTGGTGAAAGTTTGATATTAGATGGTTCTAATACTTGGTTAAAGATGTACGGAAGATTTTCGGAAAATAAAAAGATAGCAGATACACTACAAAAGAATTTAGATGGTAAAAAGGGTCCAAATAATGGAAAAGTAAAACCATCAGAATATGATAGATATGTATTAACTGTTAAGGGTACTAAAGGGTCAAACGATGTATATGGAGCCGCTAAACAATGGGGTGTAATTGGACATTGGAATGGTAAAAATGGGGAAGAGGCTGAAGCTGAATTAGAAGTATATAAAATTTATATTCCTCAAATTAAAAAAGATAAACAATTTAAAGTAACCAAACAGAAAAAGGGTGAATTGAGATGAAAATTAATACAAAAAGATTAAAAGAAATTATTAAAGAAGAACTTCTTACAGAAAGACTTAAACGATTTAAAGTTTATGTGTCTGGTGAATCACAACCTCTTATTCTTATGGGTAAAAATGAAAAAGAAGTTAAACAAACAGCTCATCAAATGATAAGAAACAGTAGTATTAAAATTAGAAAAGTTGTTAAAGAAGGTAAACTTAATGAAAGAATGTATACTCAATTAGAAGCTTTAGAAACTGCTATTTTTGATATCATTATAGAATTTAAAAAAGCATTTGAAAAAAGTCCTCATAAAAAGAATAGAAAAGTAAATATGTTGATTAAACAAATGTTAAAATTAGAAGGACAGCTTGGTGATATAGTTACTGAGCTAGAATAATGCAAAAATTAACTGACATATTAAAAGAAGCTGGTATTGAATTAGGTAAGGTTTATACTGATAAAGATAAACCACCATTCAAAGTCAATGAAGGTAAGAAAAATGAATATGCTTCTATTTATGATATGAAGAAAGAAATGTCAGAAGGTAAGTTTGACCCAAAGAATCCAACAATTAATGTACATGGACTTGGGGTGTATAATTTAAAATTATTAGAAAAGGTGATTACAAGAGATTTAACAAAAGCAGCAAAAGATTTAGGTTCAGAGCAAGGTATTAAAAATATGATGTACCATTTATATGGAAGACTTACACCATTGAGTTCTAAAATAAAGGGATTACAAGAAGTGTATGAACAAATGAACACACCTCAATATAAAAGAGCTGTGACAATGTATAAGAGGAAGAGATAGATGATTAAATTAAAAGAAATATTAAATGAGAAACAACAACTTAATGAAAAGGCAAAATTGGATCAAAAAAACTTAAATAAAATACATAAGTTGACTCAATACAATAATCATACTGAATCAAGAATATTAGTTGCTAAACTTGTTGGTGATAAAAAATTAATGAAAGCATATGAAGGATTAAAAGCAGTACAAGACTATATGGGAAGAGCAAATGAAATTATTAAACCAAGAACATACTTAGATTTAAAATTAAAAGATGCTATAGGAAGAAAATTTTTAAATTCAGCAGAAATCTGGGGATTACTATAAAATGATTAAACTTAAAGACATATTAAACGAAAAGCATGTTCCAGGCCACGATAAAGAAGGTAAGATGGCTAAGTTTGATGCAAAAGAAACATACCAAGATGCTATAGATGTCTTTAAAATGATTGATGAGTATGATGATTTGCCGGAATGGTTAGAAGCTAAAGTAACAAAAGCTGCTGATTATATGAATAGTGTAAAGGATTATTTAGAACACCACCATTCAGGTAAAAATGAAATTAAAGAAGATATAGGATTTGCTCCAGATCCAGATGTGGGAAAAAATTATTCTATGTACGCTTCTCCAAAGAGGAAGGGTAGTGATATGAAAGTTTTTATGAGAGCTTATTCATCAAATGAAGCTAAAAAGATAGTTGAAGGTAAATTGGCTATGTATGTTAAAGAGATGAGACAATTACAATATAAGTTAGTAAAGGATTGGATGTCAGCAGCTAAAGCTGGGGCAATAGATTTCTTTGATTTAATTAGAGGATTTAATACAGGTGATGTGAATAGAGCTCATACATATGAAATAAAATTTTTACATGGATTATTAACAAAGGATAAAATATCAAATAGGTTTAGAAGCTACTTTAAGGGTAGAAAAGGTAAACCAAGAAAAGGTGATAAATGGGGAAATTAAATGGCAACTAGAAGTCAAATATTAGAAGCTTTACGCGGGGTAAGAAATCAATTTCCGAGTAATAGTAGTTATATTAGTGTACATAGAAATGTAGTAAACATTAGTAATAACCAATATGTGATGGTTAGTGACATTAAAGAAATAAGTGAAAAGATTAAGGACGGTGATGGCGATAACAAATAAAGAAATACTTGAAGAAATAGAATTTCTCAAGAAAAAGATGCCAAATGGTGAGTTTGCTCTACTAAAAAAATCAGTAGAAGATTTACATGGTGGTCAGGAGACATTAAGGAGTAGTATTCGTGAATTAAAGAAACAACTTCTTGATCCAGATGATGGTGTTGTTGTTAGAGTTAATCGAAATTCAGAATTTAGAAGTGATTTGAAAAATTGTGTAGAAAGTTTTGAGGATATGGAAGATAATGTTAAATCTATATCAGATTGGAAAAATAATGTTAGCAAAGCTTTATGGGTATTATTTACTGCTGTTGTTGGTTTATTAGTTCATATGGCTATGGGGAGTTAAGGTGAGTTTTATTGATGAAAGTGTGAAAAATGTAGAATTGCTTATGAAAGAAGTATCTGGTGGTTCAGTAGCTGGATTTGTTGGTAGATCTGGAAAAGATATAGATGATCTATTTTCTGGTCCATTTCATCCTGATTCTGGTCATGGTAGTGATAATGAAAAACTTCTTCAAAAACAACTTGATGACAGAAAAGACATTAGATCTGATATGGAGGGTGATGCTTACGAGGATAATGCTGAAACAGTCGGAAATCCTTCTCCAGTAGGAGGTTATTTTTCTGATATAGGTGAAACTGAAGCTATATCATTAGCATTTGATGAATTAGTTAGATATGATCAATTAAATAGGGACTTTAATGATCATATAACACCAGAACAAGATATAAAATGGAAAGATATGGGTATTAAATATGATTATGATAAAGCGGGTGTTGCTTATAAAAATAAAGACATAGAGTATGATGAGAATTTTTCTTTATATGATAAAAAAGATTTTATTAATGCTAGTGAAACTAACTGGTTATATATAAATGGGGAGAATAGATAAATGAATATTTCTAAAAAGACATTAAGAAAATTAGTAAAAGAAGTTTTACAGGAATTTACTACTACCGATACAACTCTTGGTGGAGCTGATTTGGCAGGGGGAGAAACATCACCAGAAACTCAGGATGCTTATGACAATTGGAAAGACGAACAACAGGATCAAAAAAATAAGCAAAAAGAAAAAGATAAAAAAGATGCTGCTAAAAATGATTTGTCTTCTAAACAATATCAAAGGACTACAAAACTTGGAACACAATATTCTTCTACCCCACAAAAGGGATATTCGGTGAATCCTGCATATACTGCAGCAAATACTGCTGCAAAAGAAGCTACTACTGCATTAGCGGCTCAAGACCCTGAGGTAACTGGTGCATATAACGCTTATCAAGATCAGGTTGAGAAGGATAAAGAATCTAAAAAAGCAAAACAGAAACCCCCAGCAGGTTTAGGTGGAACAACCAAAGAGAAATCAAAATCAAAAAAGAAGAAAGATGAATCTCTATCTAAAGGTATTAAAAATTTAATAGGAGACAATAAAATGGCAAAACAACAATCATTAAAAAAATTATTAGAAGGTATTTTTGAAGATACCCCTCAAGTAAATAAATATGAAGTCGTGGAGGGTGTAAAATCTTTCGGTATCGTTGGAAAAACTCTGTATAATAATTCAAATATAATGGAAATAGCAAAACAAATATCCAATATAGCAGAATCTGCTCATTCGCATGTTTTAAGTGAAACAAATGACTGGTTTGATCAAGTATCAGTTAATAAAAATATGCAATCTCTTAAAAAGAGAGTTGCTGAATTTAAGAAAACTGCACAAGAATCACATCAATTAAATCAAAGATTAACAGGTCTTTATGAAGATATGGGTCATATACTTAATCGGTATTATGATATAAATGAAGATTCTGGTGATATGGATGGTGATGGAGTAAATGAACCTGATTCAGAAGAATATATGGATAATAAAGATAAAGCTATCAAAAACGCTATGGGTGAAACAGTTAATGATCCAGATGGATTAGCACCAGATTCACCAGATGGATCTACTGAAGAGATGAAAGAAAATTTGGATGGTGATAAGACTGGAGCTAAAGATGGTAATGATAATCCAGATCAATATGCTGATTCCGATGGTGAAGAGATGAAAGAAGTTAAAAGAAGTTTAAAAGATATAGGTGGTGTGGTTGGTATACCATCATTAGGACAAATTGCTCGTAAATATTCAGGTAAGTAATGTTTCTTGATGGGCATTTTAACGAGGAACTTTTTTGGTTGAGTTTCGGTGATATAATTTCTAATGTGGTTATTTCAACGGTTATTATAGCGGAGATAGGTTTTGTCATTTGGTTATTATTGAAATGGTTACGTGGGAATGTAAAAATTAATTGGTCTCCCGTCCTAAACATTGAGGAGTCAGGTCGGAGGAGGTCTGACTCCTCAATTGAAAAGGCTAAAGTGGCTAGAATATTAGATAACTTACCACCAACCGATATGGGACCAGTTGAAGTAGATGTGAAAAAAAATATTGTATTGGATAGAAAGGCAGATGAAAGTAGTGTTAAGATGGATGAAGTAAAGAAAGGTAAAGTTAAAACTCAAAAGGATAAGTTAAAAAAACTTAGGGGAAGATAGAATGAAAATAACAGAATCGCAATTAAGAAAAATGGTTAGAAAGATGCTTATTGAACTTACTCCATCAACAGCTGCTGGTGGTACTAAAAGAAAAGTAGCATATGGTAAAAAGAGTGCTGAATTACAATCAAGGGAAAAAGCTTTTAGAAGCGCAGATACATCATATAAGAAATCTAAAGATACTTCAGTTTCTGCTCAAAAAACTTATGATATTGCTAAAGCTGATTTGGATACACATATAAAAAATGAACCAACAAAATTAGGTCCTAAAACATATATATATACAAACACAGTTACAGGTAAAAAAGTAACTAATGCTATAGATCCAGGTAAAATGGGTGAATATACAATCCCAGCATTAGGTGGTGGGGCAGAGTTAAAAGTAACTTCAACTCATTTCTTCTCAGAATCTCCAATAAAAAGTAAAGCCACTAATGTTAAAGGTCCAAAGGAAATGATAAATCAGATTCAGTCAGATTTAGCAAAATGGAAAGATTTTGAAAAGAAAACTGCAGAAATTAAACCTAAAGGGTTTACACAAGTTTTGCAAAACTTGAACGCTACTTTAAATACCATACAAGGTACACCACAAGAAAGTTTTGAATATTTTTCACCCGGAGATCCAAAAGCATTTCAAGCAGCAAAAGAACCACCACAACAAGGTAAAGGTAGTGCAATTAAAGCCGGTGAAGGTGGAAAAGCAGAAAAGAAATTCGGTAGTTCAGCTGATTATTTAAAAGATAGGAAAGCTTATGAGGATAAGGGTGGAAAAGAACCTGTACTATTCAAACAAGTTAAAGTTACTGAAGATCAACCAATAAATGCGAAGTGGACTTCTTGGAATAATACAAAAACAACTAAAACCAATGCTAGAAATGCTGCTTTATCTGCTTATGATTCTGCTAAATCTGATGAAAAGTCCAAGGCATCAGATTTGGAAACAAAAAAATCTGAAAGGGATAAACGAGAAAAACAAGATATTGAAGATAGAAATAAGCCAGATGAAACTGATACAAAAGCTCCAAAACCACCAAAAGGTGGTGCTGGTGCTTCTACTCGTGGAAAAGGTCGTGGAAAAGGTAAAAAAGGTAAAAAAGGTAAAAAAGGTAAGAAGGGTGAAGAAGAAAAGAATGAATCTTTACTTAGAATATTGGGCAGGGAAACATTAAATGAAATTAAAGAAATTAGAACATATAATAAAGCTGCTCTTAAAGTGAGGAAAAAATAATGAAACTTACACAAGAAAAACTTATACAAATAATAAAAGAAGAATATCAAAAGCTTCTTAATGAAAAAAGGATTAGATTAAAAACTATGGATATTAATTTTCATGGTAAAGATCAAGCTCAACTTTTAGGTATGAAAGGTAGATTACTTTTAACTAATAAAGCTGCTAGAAGCCTTTTATATGCTCTTGGAAAAGAGTGGGGCAGAAGTATAACAGGATATTAATATGAAGATTACAAAAGAACAATTAAAAGAAATTATAAGAGAAGAATTAAAAACACTTAATGAAAAGACTATAAGGATTGAAGATGGTATTAAGGTTGATATGTCGGTAAAAGGTGGTCATCCATTATTAAGATTATATGGTTCTAGGGGATATGTAGAGATATATGGTAGAGCAGAAATAAACAATTTTTGTAAAGTGTTGAGGAAAAATTTTAGGATAGTATAACAATCAGGAGGTTATTATGGCAAAAGGTCTAGATTGCGGGACTAGTTATTATATAACAGCAACAGAAGATAGTATAAAGAAACAAAGAAATGTTTTCTTAACTGTTGATGGTGATGCAGCACAAGTAAAAAGAATGTTAAAAAGACAAAAAATTCCATTTGTGGAGAAAGCAGGTAAAGTTCATATAGTTGGACAACATGCTTTCAACTACGCACAAATATTTTCAACGACAGAATTAAAAAGACCAATGTCAAGTGGATTACTTAATCCAAAAGAGAGAGATGCACTACCTGTATTAAATGCAATAGTTGGTGAATTATTGGGTAAATCAAAAGGTAAAGAGGTATGTGTATATTGTATTCCGGCCAAACCAATTGATCAAACAAGAGAAGTATCATATCACGAAGATGTATTAAAACAAATTATTGAAGGTTATGGATACGATGTTAAAGTAGTAGAAGAGAGTATTGCTCTCGCCTATGAAGGTTTAGTAGATGATGATTTAACTGGTATTGCTATTTCAATGGGTGCTGGTATGTGTAATATATGTGTGATGTATCAAGGTATGTCAGCATTATCATTTTCAGTAGCTAGAGGTGGTGATTGGGTTGATGAAAATGTAGCAAACGATTGTGGATGTACAAAAGCTAAAGCAATCGCAGTTAAAGAAAGTTCAAACAACTTGGATTTAACAAAAAGTGCAATTAATGATATTTATCAAGAGGGAAGTGAAGAGTACAACATAATAAATGCTATTCGTTCTTATTACGGAGCACTTGTTAATTACTTATTAACTAACTTAGCACATCAGTTTAACAATGCTGAAAGTGT